CTATGTGAGTAGCTAAATTCAGGATATTTTTCATAAAATTGTGCTGCTACACCTCTCCATGAGTGAGTATTAGGATCATCTGGTCCTGTACCACATCTCCAATCACGAATATCAGCTAACATATCAGCTGTCATATCATTACTTAATATTTCTTTTTCTGCATCATGTCTTTTCTGAAAATCTTGCTGCATTTTTTGATATTCAGGATCAGCCATCAGTCTTCTGAATGCTGAGTTATGATCTATTTCTTGATCTATATCTGCCATATTATTCGTTTTTAGATTTCCATGCTGCCATAGCTCTATCACCATTACCAATTGCACAGGTTCTACATATTGTAGAAATCCAACCTGATGTTCTTCCTATATCTTCCCTAGAACCGCAATCTTGGCATGTATTATCAGCTAAGTATTCTGCATAGTGTATCATACCATCTACTGTTTTATCTGCACCATTTTCATAGAACCTGAGTCCACCAAACTTTTCTTTCATCTGTGTGCAGGTAACTTGATCATGAGATACCATTATAGATTTATGCGTAGTAACGTCATCATAGTTCCATGTAGATCCTTCTATATAATCAGGATTGTCTATAGAGTGTCTATGATGATCTATGTATTCTTGTATAGAACCACACAAGTCATCTATAATTGGTAACCAACCTGGGGGTACACCATGCCAGTTACATCTTCCTGGATTACCAGGATAGTCTTCAAATATCTTTGGATATTTAGCTATTATTTCTTCTGTAGTTATCTGCTTGGCCATAATCCTAGTTCTATTAGTTTAGCACTCATACGTTGCTGTGATCTAGTGTCTACAGTTAGTGCTTCCTCATATTCAAGGAGAGCTACTAATTCTTTTATTAATTCGTTACAGTTATTAAGCTTAGATGTAACTTGAGCTAATTCAGCTCTACAATCTTCAGCTATAAATGTATCTTTATTTATATCATTCATACTTTCTTTAATTTTCTATTGTTTCTGAAATTTCTTCAGGTAAATAAGCTAATAGGTTTTTCTTTGGACAAAATTCTAATAGTTCATAAATAGCTGATTCATCTCCCATTTCAAAGTCTTTTTTCATTTGAGCAATTACAGCTTCAATAAGTGGATCTTCCATATTACTTTTGTTTTTCTAATTGTGTTTTATTATTATGACAAGTCTCACATAAAACTTGTAGATTATCTAGTTCACAGAACAATCTATCTACAAATCCTGGTAAGTCATTACTACAGTTTAAACTACCTGCTCCTACTATATGGTCAACGTTGATTTTCTTTTCAGGAAACCATTTGTGACAAACATTACATTCATATTCAAACTTCTGCCGTTTGTTAGGACCTTTATAGGCTCTACGAGCTTTCATTTTACATTCTGTAATAGGTTTCCACCATCTAGACTTTTGTCTTAATCCGCTCCTTATAAAACTCCAGAATGCTGATTCTGTCATAGTACCAGCATTGCGTGTTTTGGCGGATCTTGGTTTGCTTTGTTTAGCCATATAATTTATTATACGTCAAAGATATACTAAGTATTTTAGCTATCTTCTAGTTTTTTGTTGAGTAGAAGTACCAATCTGTAATACACTTCTTTGGCACCATAGTCTTTAATAGAATCTGCAGGGTCTTTACTCATAGGTAAAGCTGTGTATTCTATTTCCGGGTATAGTTCTTTATACTTTTCCATTGCTTTGATGCCGGGTTCATCAAAGTCAAATATTATAACCACTTTTTTATAGTTCTTAATATACTGTTCCATGAGTTCTTTACGAATCATAGAGTTTTCAGAATCAGGAGCTACAATATCTATAGAGATCTTAAGACTCTTCAGAGCCATAACATCCTTTAAAGATGAAGTGATTACTAAGTATTTATTGTTCTTGAGTTGTTCTGAGCCCTGAACATAGTCTCCCACTTTGATAAACTTTTTATCTAAAGTTTTAGGTTGGTAGATTTTATATAGCGTACCGTCAGCTTTGAAGTAGCCGTAGAGATAGTTACCTCTAATGCAAAGTTCTTTATCATCCTTTATCATACAATAAGACTCTAATGGTCTTACGTTATGCTCGGTGAGTAGCTTGGTTCCTATGTTAAACTGGGTCCAGAAATACTGATCTTGTGTTGACCATGATCTAAAGATATATTTAGACACTTTATATCTAGAAGACTGTTTAAATTCTTGTAGATCATAACCACCGTTATTATGTAGTACAAAATCATTGTAGTTTTCTACAATAAGTTGACACACTTTATGGTAGGAAAGAGATGTTATTTCTTTTACTAGATCTATAGCAGATCCGCCTTTACCTGTTGAGAAATCTTTAAACTTGTATACTTGTTTATTATCTAGATAAATACACATACTAGGTGTACGTTCTTTATCATTAAATATACTTTTGATCTTTATGTCTTGCCCACTCAGCTTTTCTTTTAGTCTGCAAAAGTGTTCAAAAATCCAGGGTACAGGGACATCCTTGATATCATGTACTAAATTTTTAGTCTTGAACATGTGATTTATTAATGTAGTTAAGAAAAAATAGAGGGAGGTAGAAACCTCCCTCGTTATTATTTACTACATCTGAAAATCATCAGTAGTTGGTTCAAAGCTGTTAACTGGTTTGTTAACTAAACCTTTGAAGTGATACTGATTGTTCTTATCAAACTTATCCAATTTAGATTCTTCTTTAGATACGAACTTATACTTAGGTAGAGACAATTTTGTAATAGTCTTACCATTGTATTCTTCTTCTGTACCTTTTAAGAACCAATAAATATTGTGTCCTTTTAATACGTTTGTAGCTTCTGCTACCCACTGCTCAATAGATGTAACACTTGATTTAGCAGAGATGGCATCAATTTCAGTTCTAACACCTAGTTCAGTTGCTATAACAACAATCTTATTTAGGATGTCATTTTTATTGATATCATCAGAGTTAAATTGGTCTGTCCAAATAGTAGCTGATACACGTGAAGATGGTCCTTCATACTTTGCACCTTCTGGATTGTCTTTGTCAATAGCCCAGCCTTCAAAGCCGTCTGCTGCTTCACCTACTAATGTTAATTCTAAAACCTTTTTGTCTCCTTTGTTAGATGTTCTAACCTGTGAACTGTGGATGTGTGCATAAGCAACTCCTGGCTGTAATGACTTTAAAGTACCGCCACCTTGTTTTACTTCTTGTCCTGTTGTACTAAACATGCTGTTTGAGTTTAATTGTTAAAATTGAGAAATTAATTTTCGTATTCTGTTATAGACTTCTTTACAAAGTCTAGATCATTAGCTATTTCAACGGTAGAAAACATACCTCTAGGGCTTTTACATGTATTCTCACCATTGTTTTGTGTTTCAAACACATAACGGATATTCCCGTCTTTATCTTTCTTTACTTTACCAAAGAGTACAATACTAAATAAGCCTTCTAAGCTAAGCTTTTCGTCAACCATTTTACCAATGGTCTTTGCCTTAAACTTACGTTTGCCTTCTAGATCTGTAGATTCTTCAGCGTGAGTCATAATGAAGATAGTTAAATCTTCTCTCAAGTCTTTAGGCATTCTTGCTATACGAGCTAAGTTTGCACCAATCTGAGTGAATTTTTCATAACCTTTCTCATCACTTCTATCAAAGAACTCAAAGCTGCTCATATACTGAAAGTCATCCACCACAATAGTTTTGATTTCTGGACGTTTTTCACTGATGTATTTTAAACATGCTTCAATTTGAGTTGGAGCTGAACCGGCATAAAGATTACCTGTAGGGTTGTCTTTACTCCAAGTTATGTACTTACCTTTCCACCCTTTAAAAGGTAGCGGTTTGTTTGCAACGTTAATAATAAACGTTTCTTTTGGATCAAGCTGTTCTATAGCTGTAGATTTACCTGAGCCACTCTCTGCAATAATAAGGATTCCTTGTGCCATATGCTTTTTGTTATTTGTTACTCTTTATCAAATCATTTAACCACGTCTTAGAACTTACAGGCTTACCTGTTTGAATGGCGTAATAGTCCCTTATAGTCATTTCTGTATAAGGAGCATCTTCCATTGCACTAGGAGCTTTATAAGCTGCTATTGGGGGTTTAAATGAGGGTTTATCTGATATAGCTGAAGCACCGCTAATTGCTACTGAAGTAGTATTAACTATTCTTAGCTCTTCCAGGGGTACAAGATATGAACCTTTTTCATTTAATTCAAATTCTTCTTCAAAGGATGAATTAGATGGGATTTTATAAACTGTACGCTCTGCGTCTAAAGGTTCTAAGTCTCTAGTAATTAATTCAAAGTAAAAACCTTTCTCTTTCTTGAATTCTGAAGCAAAGATTCCAACTACATTACGGCCTTGTTTATCATAAAAAGCCATCTTCATATTGAAGTCTGATCTAGGAATCTCTAGATTATCTATAAGTTTTTGGTGATAATCTCTGATAGTTTCAAGCTTAATCTTTTTAAGCTCTTTGATTTCTTCTTGTGTCATTTTGCATTTTTTTGTGTTTTGTAAAATATTAAAGTTCTTGTCCAACTTCTGCTGTTATATTTCTTCTACCTCCACCACTTCTCTCACTATACCTTTGGTATGCTGATGCAGAACCTTCTGGTCTTAAAGCTTTAAACTCTGGTGCTTCCACCATCTGCTGACGTTGACCGTCCATCTTTAAGAATATAAGGTTTTTATTGTCATCACCGTTTCTAATTTTTAGTAGGTGCATAAATACATCTTCATCTTCCACTTGATAAGCATAGGGCCCGTACACTTTGATGTCTGCTTTAGAAGGTCTACTTAGTGCAATAACCAAGTCTGATCCTTGCATAAGAGCATCACCGCCAAAGATATCACCGGATGTAGGATAGTTTCCAACAGT